AGCCGCGCCGAGCAGCATATTGGAGCCGATGACGCTCACGCGACACCCTTGATCAACTGGCAGACCGCGAACCCCGAGCTGCACACGTAGTAGGTGAGCACGTCGACCGCGCCATTGCTGGCAGTCAAAGTCGGCACGGTGCCGCCGGCGAACTTCCAGAAGCTGTTGAATGCCAGCGTTTTGGGTGAGCTCGCGTGCTGCGTGAAGACAATGCAGCCGCTTTGCCCGGCGACGGGGTTGGTTGGTGCGGCGAGAGTCGTGTTCTCGGTCAGCGTGTGGCTGTAGTTGTTGGTGGCCGCGAGGTTGATGGCGATTGAGCCAGATGAACTGGTGAGCGCTGTGACGGCGCCTCGTTGGGCGGTTGACCAGGCGTTCGCGGTGTTTGTCTGGAGTGAGTTGTAGAAGGTCGAAGTTGCTCCGTCTGGGGACACGTAAAAAACGGTGACAGGTGAAGCGCCGAGCCCGCCAGCATCGAGACTCGCCCGAGAGGTGCGCCGCATAATGAAGCCCGCCGTGTCGTCCCAGTACAGATCCACGAAAGCCGGACCCACGCCGAGGCCTACCGCCTTGCCAGTGAAGCCGAAGGCATTCACCGTGTTTCGTAAAATCAATGTCGCCTGCGGGCCGAAGGCGTTGTTGCCGTGCCCGAAATTCAGAATCGAATCGCCGGTGAACGTCGACCCGGCAAACGTCGCCTGCAAGACCGTCAGATAGTTGGTCGCACTCGCAAGCACGCCGTTGATTTGCAGGCCCGCGCTCAGAATGACCGCGTTGACGAACGTCTTGATGCCCGCGAAAGACTGGGCCAGCGTTGACACAGCGCCGCGAGTTGTCGACGACGCATCAGGTAGCGGCGACGGGTTGAGCGTGCTCATTCGGTCACCTCGAGTTCAACCTCTCGCGCGGCCTCAATGACTCCAAGCTGCATCTGCTTCGTCAGCTGGCCTTCAAACTCGCTGTCGAAGTCGAATGGCGCACGCACCGGCAACCACGGCGCGCCCGTTTGGTGAAAGCTGGCGTATTCAACGCCGATGGTGCCGAAGTTCAGTTGGCCCGCGCTGTAGTCGCGCATCGCATTGTTGCCGTCTTTTGTGAGCGCGTCTTTCAGTTTGCCGGTGCGCTGAAGAATCGGCAGGCCCGGAAAGTTGATTTCTTTCCACGCGGCGTACTTCGGCGAGAGCGGAGCCCAGGGGCCAATCACAGGCCCGCGACCTTGCGCCTGAAACTGGCCGTCGATTGTCTTCTCAAAGAGGTCGATGACTCGGGGGAAAACGTGTTTCCCAAAGTCCGAAATCTCGTCACCAAGACGCTCAAGCGCCACAGCGAAGCGCTGCATCGATACGTCGCCCTCGCCGTCGCCGATGCCGTACTGAATCTGCAGGCCAAAGAAGCTCACAGAATGTCGCTCCTTCGGAATTGAGGCACCACGCTCGACATGTTGTCGGCGGTGTCTTGCTCCAGTCGGTTGCGGCTGATGTGTGAGATGGGGCCGTTGCTGGGCGCGTCGCCGTTGTCTGGCACCAAGTCAGGGTCGCCGAGAGCGCTCGCACCCTCTGACTTCAGGCGGTCCATGGCGACGGTGATTTCGTCCTGAAAGGCCTTCGATGCCTCGCCATTCATGCCCGAAAGCACGCGGGCCAGCCGAACGCCCACCATCAGCGTCACGATTCGCGCGCACCACATCTCGCCAATGGAATCGACTGCAATCGAAGACGTTGGCACGTCGGCATTGAGCAGGCGCCCGGCCAAGTCTGCCGAGGCCTGCTCAATCCAGCGTTCACACGTCTCTTCCGTTGGTGTCGACAGGGTGTCGAGCGGGTTGGACGTCGGAAAGCAATCCGCCATCACGGTTTCGGCTGTGACGCTGAACGTGTTGAGGGTTGCCACCGATGGCCTCCGTTACGACATGATTGCGACGTTGACGTTCACTGCGGCTGCCGCCTTTGCTGAGAGCAGAATCGCGCTCGAACTGTTCGGCATCACAATCACCTTCGGCACACCGGCAACCAGCGGCCAGCCGTAAACAGCGCTGGTCACCACGTTGTCGGCAGTGGCTCCGACATTCACGACGCAGGCGAGGTCGCTCACGAGCCGCAGCACAGCGCCAGACGGAATCGTGAACGGCGCCGCGGTGTCGCTGTTGTTCTTCGTTGCGCCGGTGCCCGAGGCGATGACGCCCAGGGCGGTCGGCGTGCCGTTGATCAACAGGTCGAGATTGAACGACGAGGCAGGGCGCGACATTTTACTGCCCCGAGATGACGCGAACTGAGTAGGTCGCGCTGGCAGGGTCGATTGCGGTGCCAGCAGGGCAGTGCCGCACCTTCACCGCATCAGCCGCGCTCACGTAGCAAGTGAACGAGCTGTTGTTGGCGATGGCTGCCGGAGGCCCCACGAAACACGGGTCGCCAGCAACGGCGCCGGTAACGGTGATGGCCGAGGAGTCGGTGCAAACGATGGTGCTTGACGCGAAGTCAATGACCGCCGAGGCGCCGAGCGTGCGGGTAATCATGTTGCTCGACGTTGCGGCCGCAGAGCTGCCGATGAACAGGCCGCCCTTCATCAAGCCGGGCTGCAGCCAGATGTTGCCGATTGCAGCGAAGGCCACCGTCGAGAACAGCGCGGCGGCAATGACGAGAATCTTTGCGTTTTTCATTTGGTTTTCACCTTTGGTTTGGGTTCGGCAGCAACAGCGGCGGCCTGTGGTTTCGGAATCTCAAGCGACGGCTCCGACACTGCTTCGAGGTCGCCCATCGATGCCGCGTCTGATTCCGAGAGCTCGACAAAACCGCCGGCGGCAACGAAGCCGCCAGCGGTCTTGACGCTGCCGTGGAGCACACGGTAGCGAGCCATGGTTACGCGACCACCGTGCGAAGCAGGTAGCCAGCCGCGAACTTCGTCGACGCCGCTGACTCGACGTAGCCGTAGGTGCAGACGTACTCCATTACGACGCCCTGATAGCGCATGGGGCCTGATGCGCCCTGCTTCTTCTCATCGACGCGCAGGTACGTCTTCACGCCGCCCTGGCCGTACATCGCCAGCTGGCCGAAGCTCACGTCGAACATCGAGACGCCGGGGTTGTAGTAGAAGGCGACCGCGTTATCGCCCCAGAAGCCGCTGAGCGAAGCAGTGGCGCCTTCGTTCGCCGTGTTCTGGCGAGCCTTGCCGATGAAGAGGTGATCGACGCCGAAGAAGGCCTTCAGGTCGTCTTCTGACACCGGCGTGCCCTTGGTGAACTTCACACGGTCGCGGAACGACGGCGACAGCTTCAGCTTCTCGACGGTGGTGATGTCAATCGCGAGCGCATTGACGGTGATGCCTGACTGGTTGCGCACGGCGATGCGTGCGGTGGCCATGTCGGCTTCAGGGTCGCCGTTCGCCTCGTTCCAGCGGCTGCCCGAGGCAATCGCCGAGGTGAGCGCTGACGGGTAGTTGCCCGAGGTGGTGGCCAGTGTCGCGGCGATGGACTCGCGCTTCATCAACAGGCCGTGGGTGGCCATCTGAATCGGGCGAATGCCGTCGAGAATCTGGAGGTCAGAGTCACGAACCAGCTGGGGGTTGATTTCAAACTCGAGCTTGTGCTCCTTCAGCGAGATGTCTCGCGTGAAGCTGCCCTCGTTGATGATTTCGGCTTCGCTGTTGGTGGCGCGCTGAGTGTCGTAGACCTTCAGCTTGCTGGTATCCATTTGCGTGATTTTCTTGTTCGCGCGATCGACAGGCTTCGGCGAAAAGACTTCAGCAGCGATGAATGCTTTCTCGTCCTGCATGTAGTCGTAAACCACGCCCTGCTCGGCGGTGGTCGTGGTGAAAACGCTGCGGTTGTAGTTTGTCATTGTGGTGATTTCCTTTCGGCACTCGAATTACGAGTTGGCCGGGCCTCCGAGATTGGGAACAGCGAGACGAACGCGAATGAACTCACCGTCATTGCTGCCGAGGTTCTCCGCGAGACCAACACTGCGAGCGGTGCCACCGGCCGAAGTCGAGCACTTGCCCGAGCCCGCCGCGGTACACATCACCTCTGCGCCCAATGCAACGGCAGCGCTGACTTCGATTTCAGCCAGGCCCCTGGTCTGAATTTCAACGGTGTCACCAGACGATGCGTTGTTCAGCGCGACGCCGATGGCCTTGTCTGTGATGGCGTCGCAGGCGACAACCTGGCCAGCGGTGGAATCCAGTTTCACCAGGCGGCGAGCGGTGATGCTGCCTCCGGCGATGCGCGAGATGACGTTCGACGTTTCGTAGTTTGAAAGACCCATGGTTCAGCTCCCTTTGCTGATTGCATCAGCGATTGATTTGTTGGACATCAGGACAGCGAAGTGCGCTTGACCTCGAGTCATCGAGGGACTCGCGGCGATCAGCTTGGACTTCTCGGCCTCAAGGGCTGCGAGAGCGTCGGCATACGGCAGAACCTTCTCAGCGCTCGACACGCCAACCTCACCCATCTTCACGGCAGCAGGCATGACCGCAGCAACGAAGGCCTCGGTCTCCTCGATGCCGTTCTTGCGGGCCATCTTCACCAGGGCGTCAACCTTGTCGGCCTGAACGTGGTGTTTCTCGATGAGGCGCGCGGAGAAGGCCTTGATTTCACCCTCAACCTTTTCGGCCTTCAGCTTCTCGAGCTCTGACTTCGCGGTGGCAAGCTCTGCCATCGTGAACGTCAGTTTCTCGGCCTTGTCGGTCATCTGCGTGGTGACTTCGGGGAGGGTGGCGCACTTCGCCGCCATGTCTCCGAGTTTCGCCATGACTGTGGTGTCTTCTGCGTCGTCGGGGAGTCCGAGCGCCGCACAAATCAGCTTCTTGTCCATTGTGTAGCCTTTGGCCTGTGCGGCCTCAGTGGGTTGATGCGTGGTTGTGGTGTTGCTTGCCGCCACGCGCGGCAATTCGGTGAGGAATGGATCGTTGAGCAGGCCAGCGCCGTAGAACGTCGGCCCCTGTGACTCGCCCGTGCGCGGGTTCATCGCGTCGGGTGCCCACTCAGGCGACACGCACGAGAACTCTTTGGCCGTGATGTACGCGCGGGCCTTGTCGGTCCATTCCGTCAGGCCGTCGAGCGCGTGCTTTCCGCCGCCGAGGTCGATGACAGCGAGGTCGACAATCCAGCCCGAGGCAATCTTCTGGTCAATCGGCATCGGGTCGCTGCTGCTGCCGAAATGGCAGTAGTCGACCTTCAGTCGAGGGGCTCCGGCCGCCTTCCAGTTGGCGACCATCTTCTCAAGGTCGGCCCTGGTGAGTTCGAGCCCGTCCGGGAAGTCGCGGCGGAACATGCGACCCGTCAACAGGTAGCGGTTCCACTTCGGCTCTGGCCCTGCCTCAACGGCGAACAGAACGTGACTGTCACCCTTCACTCTCGTTTTCATGATTCGGCCTTCCACTTGGTGATGAGCACGCAACGGCAGCGACCAAGACCTTCACAGTTGCGATTGGGTGGCGTGTTCGCGATGTGCTCTTCGCTCTGAAACTCGAATGACTCGCCATCGAGCGCCTCACACGGGCCACAGGTGCCGTCGTCGAGAATCGCCGAATACTCCATGGAGTCGACCTGGCTTCCGAACTGCTCAGCAAACGCCTCGCGCCCGAGATTGAATGCCCGTGTCGTGATGCCCGACGCCTCACCACGGAACGCCGCAGAGTCGAGCGAGCGGTTCAGCACGTTGCCGACAACCTCAGTTGGGTCCCCATCGGTGCGAATGACTTCGATGGCCTCTTGCTCGATTGCCTCTTTGAGGCGTGCGGTGATGCGGCGAACGCTCACGCCAGTCTGAGCGCGCTTCAGTTTTCCGCCACCGTCTGCGGCGAACGAGACCGGCTTGATGCCAGGCAGGCCATCAGCGCGGTCCGTGAGAATCTCTTTCGCGCTGCCGCGAGCCCGCTCGTTCTTTGCTTGGCGGTAGCCCTCGGCCTCGACTTCAATCAGGTACTTCTCAACCACCTGCGTCAGCCGCGCGGTGTCGAGGTTGATATCGGCCACCTCAGAGGGATCGCCGTCTTCCATCGCCGCCGTGATTTCTGGCAGCGCCTTGACGAGCATCTCCGCGACAACGGGCCGCACACGCGCCTCGAACGACTTCACTGCGGCGCCTGGTTGACCAGCAAAGCCGATGTACGAGGCCAGCTCGTTGAGGCTCAGCACCTTTTCGGAGTCACGCAGCGGTCGAGAGGGCGAGAAGTCAGCGACAGCAGAAAACCTGTGCATCTTCGGTGCGGGTGCACTCGGCTTCGCGTCTGCAGGCTTCTCGCCCTCTGACTCGCCCCCCTCCGCGTCCGGGGCATCATCAGCCTCTTCGGCCTCTGTGCGCGGAACCATGATTTCAGTGGGCAGACCGACCATCTCGCGCATCGCGATTTCGTCGGCGTCGGTGATGCGAATGATGCCGCCAGCGACAGCCTTCGAGATGGCGTCGACTTTGCGGGGCACGTCGAGCTCGCCCTTCTTCAGGCCGAACGTGATGACCGGGTACGCAGGCTGTTCGCCCCAGTTCGGCGCGACGATGGCGCGACCAAGGCCGTTGTACGCACGCGAACCGTTGACGACGCCCTCAAGCATCGAAATGACGCCATTCAGGAACGACGTACTGACGCCTGTATGCATCTCGCCAAGCGAGCGATTGCCTGTGTTGTCGGTGGTGCCGATGGCCAGCATCTGCGCCGACACCTGACGCAAGATGACGGTGCCCAGCGTCGTGTACGCCTCGAGAATGTGCGCCTTGTTGGCCTGTGGACTGGTGAGAAACTCAAGCTTCCAGTTCGGCGGCAGAACCATCGACGCTGACTCGTGGTACGTGAGTCCCTGAAGGTCTTCCGCTAGCTTCTGGAGCTGGAGGTCTGAAAGTTCTGACGTGCCCGTCGCAGTCGGCACACCAAGCGCCTCGCGCTCGGCACCAATCGCAAAGATGCGAGCCAGCGCCTGGCGAATCTTCGCGAGGTAGTACACAGGCCGAAACGCCGAATAACCGGCGTAATTGTTGGCGCTGCGGTCCCACGTCGTCAGCAACACCTTGTCGGCAGGCAGCACCACGTCGCTGGTCCAAACTTGCCGTGTGCCCTCGTACTTCTGGCCCTGCTGCACGATGGCCACGAGGTCGACTTCACCGTTCTCGTTCGCGGCCTCGCGCCAGCCATTCTGCTGAACAGTGGACGGGAGCCGCTCCGACAGGCGACGAATGCAGTACCCGGTGCCGCCGGGAAGCAGCGGGTGACGGCAAACGCCGTACACCTTTTCGTGAAGCGCGAAGCCGGAACCGAGCGCACCCTTCACGGCCTGCGCGATGAATTCGACCAACCGAGTCTCAAGCGCGTCGAGCAGGTTGTATTTCACGAAGTCGGCATGCTTCTGCGCGTCTTCGGGCGAAATCAGCGGGTGAACCGCAGGCCTCACGTCGATCAACGCGTCACGAATCGGCGCAACGACGAATGCCAGCGCGGAACTGATGTCTGGGTCCGTGCGTGAGATTTCTTCCCACTCACCCCAGCGAGGCCCGAGACCATAGGCCAGCGTGTGCGAGAGCGCCGGGTTTGGGTCGCCATTCTGAATACGCCCTGAGTAGTTGGGCGTGCCACCTACGCCGACTTCGCCAGTCTTGACGACCTTCAGCGCTGGGTTTGAGGGGTCGCCCGACACATCGCAAAACGAAGTGAAGGAAACGAACGCTTGTCAACCGACTCACATCGACGCTGCAGCCAACCCCGTCTTTACGCCTGATTGAGCGAACGTCGTCACCTGCGTGGCACTCGCCCGCAACTCGTCGAATGCTGCGGTTGCGGCGTCCACCTGGTCGTCATTGGTGTCATTCACGCCTGTGAAATTCATGTGCTCTTTCACGAAGTCGTCGAGCCACGGCGCACGCTCAGGCAGATGCACGCGCCCGTTGCGCCACGCCAGTGCGTAGGCCTGCCCACGAATCAATTTGTCGCCGGTCGCCAATACCGGCGTGACTTGAATCGAAGGCTTCATCAGGTCGGCGCTGCCTGCCTCGGTTGTCGACGTGTACCAGCGCCATCGTACACCCGGAGCCATGCGCGCCCACGGCGCCAGCAGTTCGCGGAACGCCTCGGGCTTCACCTGCTTTCGCACCACGTTGGTGACGAAGTAGTGAACGTCTGGCTCCTCGCGTTCCCGGCCTCGCTCGTCCGTTACGCGAATGGTGCCCATGATAGCGCACCGCATTTCGACGGCCACGCTCCAGTCTCGCGACGATTTGGAGGCATAGGCGAGGTCGAGACCAAACGCGCGCCGGTGCACAGTTGGAATCACGGTGAAATTGCTGAGCCCCTCGAACACCGACTCGCCGCGGGGCCTCGGCTCACCCTGGTACAGCGACGCCCAAGTGTACGGGCCAACACGGGCCTTGCGCTCCAGCATCGTCGCAAGCGGCCACCGCTCAGGCCACAGCGACTGCTCTTCGTTGTCGTTGACTGCCGGGTAATGCAGGTGGCGCCAGCCGCCCTCCTTCAGTAGCCGCCCAATCAAGTCGTCAGGGTGCCAGCGCGTCTGAAACACGAAGATGCTGCCGTTACCCGTGGCGCCGCCCTCGGGGTCATACCCCTCGATGCGTGTCGAAAGCACGTCGTTGAACCAGTCCCATACGCGCTCACGCTTCAGCGCACTCTCTGCGGCGATGCGGTCCTTCACAGAGTCGTCGACGATGGCGATATCAACGCCGCTGCCGGTGAGTGCGCCGCTGACGCTGCTGAAGATGCACCCGCCGCCCTCCTCGGTGACCCACTCATCGAGCTTCGATGACGCGAACTTGATGCCCAGCTTCGTTGCAAGGTTGCGCCCACGTCTCGACATCTTGCGACTGAGTGAGGCGCCGTAAGTCGAATACGAGAAGCGCAGGCGTGGGTTGATCCACAGCGCCCACACAATGCCCTGAATCATCGTTTCTGACTTCGCGTGTCGCGGTGGCGCATCACACACGACGCGCTGTTGCTCGCCGCGAACTGCGGCCATGAATGACATCACCAATTCAATCAGGTGCGTCGGCTGACGGTAGCGCTTGTTCACCCACGGAATGAATTCCATGAGCGAATTGCGCGCGCACTGCTCCTCCCATGCAGCGAGCGGAGGCAACTGAGCCGCGTTCATTTCTCGCCT